ACTTTAGGAACGGAACCGATGGATACGCACGTCTAGGCACCGACTGGTTTGGCACTACTGCAGCTTCGACTGTAAACGCAATAGTGTTCAAGGGTACAGAAGGAGATGATTGGGCCTTTACCAATATTGAGGCCGCCCAGGTTGACACCGCTCGTGTCGGAGTCATATATGATCGAATCATTAAGATTGCCTCGGGCAATGAGGCCGGTGTGTCTCGGGAGTACAAGATGTGGCATCCGTTTAATCACAATCTCGTGTACAACGATGATGAGACTGGTGCTACTGAGGTCACGTCACATTTCAGCACGGAGGGGAAGCCTGGAATGGGAGATGTATATGTCATGGATATTCTTCGTCCGAGTGTTTATTCAGATACTACTGCTGAGATTCGTTGGAATCCACAGGCGTCTCTCTACTGGCACGAAAAATAGGAGTGTCAATGTAAACTATGTCACAATTTCCTTCAATCCAATCAACGTCCGCTCCTTTGTCACCCAATGGGTTGTTATTCGATAGATAAATGCAAGGTTTACCCCAATGAATCAGTTGTTTGCCTTTGTACTTGTCGGTTGCATAGAACTGTTGCTGCGCCCCAAGCCAAAACTTGTAAGAGTGAAAATACTCGAGTCCGCCCTGCATATCGTCGAATACGGCATACTCGACGTCTAACAAGGGCTCGTCCAGGCAGAAGAGTCCTCCGAAGTAGGCATGTCTTCCGAGGGATCTCGCCCAAACAGTTTTGCCAAGACGCGTACCTCCCCATAGGATGAGACTCCTCCTACGGCCTAGTATTAGTCAGCACATGTCTCAGTCATGATGACCTCGGGTCTCATGACTTGACGCCCCCAGGCATCAGTCATCACACCTAGGCACCCGCAGGGGGAAGTCAAGTTCATTCTCCGCGTGGTGCGGAGCACCGCTCCGCCCGTTAGGGGGCTTTGCCCCCTCCATGATAGCTTACCTCCATTGCAGTTGTTAAGATTGTCATGTGCCCATCTATCAAGAGCAGGCACTTCGTCTGTGTATAGCTCAATAGCTGTTGGATGGGAGTAAGGAGCGGGTTCCAGTCGATACCGCCAATCTGCATAGGTCCTGAGGCTAGGGAAATTGAGACACAGTGATCGAGGATCCAGGTCCGCGCAAAGTCCAAAAAACTCATCTCGAGTCTCTGCCAAGATGATTTCATGCCATTTTGAACCAGATTCAGGTATTGTATCCCGGTCTCCGCCTGGCCGTCCCAGTCCTCCGGCGACGATGTCTCCTTCTTTTGTCGCATAATCGAAGCCAGCGCCCGGTGAGCCTTTGCTTGGGCTAATATTTGGGTGGCAACCGTCGACGTCAAAGGCCCGGATGTTCCGAGTGGAGTATTTCCTCTCCCAAGCAACGAAAGCATGGTAATGAATTCCTCCATCTCGATGATTTTCGCGCCCAATGCAACATTCAGCTCCAAGCGTTCCAAGGTGGTCATTAATGCGCCAAGGATCGAGGTCTCCGCATTGGGCATATGTGAGGAGGGCATACTTGGCGTTGAATCGAAATGACTTGCTCCCTCCTCTTGAGCCCATGCTGCGAGCATATGGTTCGATTCCCTGACAAAGCGGTCGAAGTCCATCACGTGGTCGGTTCTGTAGAGAAATAATGTTATACTCTACAGAATCGTGGAGCCAGAGCCAGCGCAGCTTTATAGGCCGGCTGCCAAGCCATGTTCCACTATAAATTAGAGCCCAACCCCGCACTTGGGCAGCAATGCAACCCAACAATGCAACGTCGTTATCGCTCAAGGCGTCCCGCCGCTCGGCGGTCGTACAGGCCCCGCCGATCTTACGCAAGGAAAGCAAAGCGAACCTATCGGAAGCGGACATACCGTCGACGCCCCCTCACGAAACGGAGAGTTCTCAATGTGACCTCTCGCAAGAAAAGAGACACAATGCAATGTGTTACGGATGTGAATACCGAAAATCGCAAATCTGAGGTTTACACCAATGGTGCGGTCAACTTCACCGCAGGTGTCGACCGCAATCCAGTTCAGCTCCTTTGGCTCGCAACGGGTCGCTCAGCTGAAACCGCCCCCGGAACTTTAGGCACCATCGTCGAGGCTGCGACACGCACGTCTCAGACATGCTTTATGCGAGGACTCGCAGAACGAATCACCGTTCAAACCAATGACGGCAATCCTTGGTTGTGGAGGCGCATCGTATTCAAGATGAAAGGTCTCCGCTTTTTCGATGTCGGCCAAGACAATGCCCCGCTCCGGGAACTCTACTTTAGGAACGGAACCGATGGATACGCACGTCTAGGCACCGACTGGTTTGGCACTACTGCAGCTTCGACTGTAAACGCAATAGTGTTCAAGGGTACAGAAGGAGATGATTGGGCCTTTAC